CGATCAGGTGAAGAATTTAAAGGGTATAACCAGCCTAAACGTACACCAGATCATCCTACCAAGAGCCATGCAGTGTTGGCTAAGGAGGGTGACAAGGTTAAGCTGATTCGGTTTGGACAGCAGGGTGTTAGTGGATCTCCTAAGAAGGCTGGTGAGTCTGAGGCAGATAGGAAGCGCAGAGAAAGTTTTAAGGCTAGGCATGCTAAAGACATAGCTGCTGGTAAAATGTCAGGTGGATATTGGTCTAATAAAATAAAGTGGTAAATAAAGTCAAATGGTGGTATAACTAGTGTATGCAAATAACACTAGGCCCAGACAAAAGATGGTACAGACCCTGCCCTTCCTGCGGAAATATTCAAAGTTATCTTAGAAAAAACTATGCTGAGGAATCCTTAAGGGCGAATAAACAATGTAAAGCTTGTTCTAATAAACAAGTTGATAATTGCCATAGAGGATGGCACAGAGGAATAAGGGTTTCTTGGTTTAATAAATTTAAAACCGGGGCTGAAACTAGAGGAATAGATTGGACGCTAACTCTTGATGATGTTGCAGATGTTTATGATAAACAAGAACAACAGTGTGCTTTAACCGGGGAGTCTATTGTTTTTCCATCCGTAGGACACCCACAAGAAGCACCTGCTTCAATTGATAGAATTAACAGTGATTTAGGATATACAAGAGATAACATACAGCTTGTCACCAAACATGTGAATATGATGAAACAGTCGTATAATCAAGAGTTCTTTATAGCTATGTGCAAGGCAGTAGCTAAGAAGTTTAGTTAAGTGGTAGTCGCGTTGCTCCTATAGCAACACAGTCTTTTTAAAATAGGAAAACAAAATGGCATCAAGTGCAGAAAAAGCAGCAAAGTTTCGTGAGATGGCTAAAGACAAGTCTTTGCCACAGGATGTTCGCAACACCTACCTAGACCGAGCCAATGAGCTTGAGCGAGCTGAATATGAGGCTACAAAGCCTAAAGAGAAGACTGCTCCTACTACGGCTATGGCTAAGGGTGGTGCTGTGAAGAAGGCTGCTAAGGGCAAGCCTGTTGTTGCCATCATGGTGGGTATGGCTAAGCCTAAGGGCAAGACCATGATGAATAAAGGTGGTATGGCTAAGAAAGGCAAGTGCTGATATGGGACTCATGATGATGGCTGAAGGCTCTGACGAGGAATGCTTCGTCAGTGAAGAAGAGAACAAGGCTAACACAGATAGCACCATCAAGAATTGGAATCTTGGCCCTCTCAAGCCCTCTGATGAGCCCGGAACCAACAAGCCCTTCTGGACTAAGATGGCTGATATCTGGCAGGTGGGTGAGTCTGTAGCACGTAAGCAGCTATGCGCTAATTGCGAATATTTCGAGAACACTCCCGAGATGATGATGATGATGGACACCATCCCCCGCAATGAGTTTGATACTGATGCTGGTGGTAGAGGCTATTGCCATCGGTTTGATTTCATCTGCCACAACCTGCGCTCATGCCAAGCATGGGAATACAGAGAGTACGATAAAGAGGAAGACTGATATGGCTACCAAGTTGTCTAAGAAACAAACCGCTAAAGTGGGTAAGGTGATGCATGAGTTTAAAGGCAAAGACTTGCATAGTGGCAAGGGTGGCCCTGTTGTTAAAAACCCCAAGCAAGCCATTGCCATTGCCCTGTCTGAAGCAAGCAAGCTCAAGAAGAAATGAGCATCACTTCCTACCCGCAGAAGGTTAGCTTCTCCAGCACAGGCAACACTGTCTCTATTGGAGGAACTAACCTAGATGCTTTTGGTAGGCTACGTGTAAGCCAGCCTTACACACTCTTTGATAGTCAGAACAGATATGTAGCAGATCCTCAGTTTGATACGTCTACATCTACAGGTGGTGCAGCCAACTACTTAAGCAATGAAGCTTCTGTTAGCTTAGCTGTCACTACAACCTCTGGTTCTGAAGTTGTTAGACAAACCTATCGTGTGTTTCCTTACCAGCCCGGTAAGAGTCTGTTGCTGTTGGCTACGTTCAAGATGGACACAGCCAAGACTAATCTACGTCAGCGTGTTGGTTATTTCAACACCAACAACGGTGTGTTCTTGGAAAAGAATGGGACAGGGGTTCCTCGCTTTGTTGTTAGGACTAGCACCAGTGGCTCTTCCTCTGATGCACGTTATGTAGATCAAACGTCATGGAATGGGGATAAGCTAGATGGTACAGGAAACAGTGGCATCACGCTTGACCTAACCACTACACACATCCTCTTCCTAGACTTTGAATGGCTGGGTGTTGGTAGCGTTAGATGTGGCTTCATCCTTAATGGACAGTTTGTTGTCTGCCACACCTTCCACAACTCTAATATACAGACAGCAGTATATATGGCTACTGCCATCCTGCCTATTCGCTATGAGATAACAAACACAGGAACAACAGCGTCCTCTTCAGCTATGAAGCAGATCTGTTCTTCTATTATGTCTGAGGGTGGGTATGACAGTGTATCAGTGGATAATGTGGTTAGAAGAACTTCTATTCTGTCCACCATCTCCACAACATTCCTGCCCTTGTTATCCATCAGGCTTAATGCTAGCAGACTAGGGGCTGTTGTTCTTCCTAACAGGGTGGCAGCACTGCCCACCACCAATCAGAACTATGAGGTGGTACTGGTTAAGAATGCAACATTGACAGGTGCTTCTTACGTCACAGGAAGTTATACAAACGTAGACTATGACGTAACAGCCACTGCTATGACAGGCGGTACAATTGTACAATCAGACTATGTTACGTCTTCAGCACAAGGTAGATCAACTCTTGCTGCACCTACTGGCTATAATTTTGATTTGCAGCTTGGCAGTTCTCTTGCTGGTGTCAGTGATGTTTACACAGTAGGTATCCGCACTGTATCAGGGGCTACCACAGGAGATGCTTTTGGTTATCTCTCTTTCTATGATTTGACATAATGGCTACAACAAATAAAAATAGAACAGTGGGGCTGGTGCTTACTACCAGCAATCAAGACGTATACACTGTACCTACAAGTTTCAGATCCACTGTGGAAAGTGTCGTTGTAAGTAACACATCTTCAGCACCTGTTACTTTTTCCCTTGATTGGTATCAAGCCCTGTCTTCCACCTACTATGCCATTGGTACAACTGTACGCATGGAACCTAACAGTGTGCTACAACTAACTAATGCTTTCTACTTAGCACCAAGAGATAAGATTAGAGGACTAGCTAGTGCTGGCTCAGCCATCACAGTGTCCATCAGAGTTAGTGAAGACTTCGTTACAGTGAACCCATAAGGAAGAACATGGCAAAAGAATTATCAGAACAACATAAGAAATTTTTAGAGGTACTATTTGATGAAGCTGGTGGTAGTCTCAACAAGGCGAAGGAGATGGCTGGCTTTTCTCGTGGCTATAGTACGCGCTTGCTTACCAACTATCTTAAAGAAGAGATCATTGAGGCTACCCAGCTTTTCATCGCAATGAATGCGCCTAAGGCTGCTATGGCTATGGTGAGTGGTATTGATGATCCCACAGAGCTTGGCCTCAAGGAGAAGATGAGTGCAGCCAAAGATTTGTTAGACAGAGCAGGGCTGGGTAAGACTGACAAGATTCAAGTGGAAGCAACCAACGGCGTAATGATCTTGCCAGCCAAGGATAAAGAGGAAGACTAATGAAGGAACTGGGTTTAGGTAAGTGGATACTACCCCAGCCCCCTGACAAGAAGGAATATGTAAGGATACCCAAGATGGGTAGAACCATACCCTTCGGTTATAAGGATGATGACGAAGAAGGCTGGCTAGCACCAATCCCTTTAGAGCTTGATTTCTTAGAAAAGGCTAAGGTATTTCTTAAACAGTATTCCATGAGGCAAGTGGCAGCATGGCTTTCGACACAGACAGGTAGACCAATAAGTCATGTAGGCTTAGCTAAACGAATTAAACATGAGCAATCCCACAAGAGAAAGGCTTCAACTTACCGCAAGCTTACCGAAAGGTACGAAAAAGCCCTCAGGAAAGCCGAAGAGTACGAAGAAAGAACTGGAACAGCCCAAGATAGTGGTTACTTCCACTCAGGAAAATATAGAGACACCAGAGAATCTTTCTCCAGAAGTACCATTGAATGAGATAGAAGCACAGAACATCATTTTCAAGCCCAATGCTGGGCCACAAACCTTCTTCTTAGCCGCTGGCGAGAGGGAGGTTTTGTATGGAGGTGCTGCTGGTGGGGGTAAAAGCTACGCTATGTTGGCTGATCCGCTCAGATATATGGGTCATCCACAGTTTTCTGGGCTGCTTTTGCGCCACACGACAGAGGAATTGCGTGAGTTGGTATGGAAAAGCCAAGAGATATATCCCAAGATCTACCCCGGCATCAAGTGGAGTGAGCGAAAGATGCAGTGGCAAGCTCCAAGTGGGGCTAGATTGTGGATGTCCTATCTAGATAGAGACGAAGATGTGCTGCGTTATCAGGGTTTGGCCTTTAGTTGGATTGGTTTTGATGAGTTGACACAGTGGCATACGCCGTTTGCGTGGAACTATATGCGTTCTCGCTTGCGTACACCAGCGTCTGACCTGTCAATATACATGAGAGCCACCACCAACCCCGGTGGCCCCGGTCATGCTTGGGTTAAGAAGATGTTTATTGACCCAGCACAGGCTGGAAAGCCCTTCTGGGCTACGGATATTGAGACAAGCCAGACTTTAGTGTATCCCAGAGGACACAGTAAGGAAGGGCAACCCCTATTTAAGCGCAGGTTTATCCCTGCAATGCTGGCAGATAACCCATATCTGGCAGAAACTGGTGATTATGAGACGATGCTACTATCTTTGCCAGAGCATCAGAGGAAACAACTGCTAGAAGGTAACTGGGATGTAGCAGAAGGTGCAGCATTCCCTGAGTTTAACAGGCAAATACACGTTGTTCCTTCGTTTGACATACCCAGCAACTGGACTAAGTTCAGATCTGCGGACTATGGCTACGGAAGCTACAGCGCTGTGGTGTGGTTTGCTGTTTCTCCTAGTGATCAGCTAGTCATCTACAGAGAATTGTACGTCTCTAAGGTGTTGGCTAAGGATTTGGCGAAGATGGTGCTGGCAGCAGAGGTTAATGATGGGCCTATGCGCTATGGTGTGCTAGATAGTAGCTGCTGGGCTAGGCGTGGTGACACTGGCCCTTCGTTGGCTGAGCAGATGATACAAGAAGGATGCCGTTGGAGGCCAGCAGATCGTAGTGCTGGTAGCCGCATAGCTGGAAAACAGCAACTTCACAAGCGTTTGCAAGTAGATACGTTTACAGATGAGCCTCGTATGGTTATAACTAGTAACTGTACGAACATAATTGCACAGCTTCCAATCATTCCTTTGGATAAGAAGAATCCTGAGGATATTGATACAAAGGCTGAAGATCATCTGTACGATGCAATTAGATATGGGATAATGAGTAGACCCCGGAGTAGTCTGTTTGACTATAACCCTCTGACAACTTCGCATGCAGGTATGCGTATGGCAGATAAAACTTTTGGATATTGATATGGAACAGAAACCGACAGATAGTAAAGAGCTTGCTCTAGCTGATGCTAAAGATATTGAGGACGAGTCCACAGAAGGCTCTGGCCTCATTGATTTTATTGAGCAGCGCTATACGAAGTCTGAGACATATCGTAGAACAGACGAAATTCGTTGGCTGAAAGCATATAGAAACTATCGCGGTCTGTACAGTCCTGATGTTCAGTTCACAGAAACTGAGAAGTCCCGTGTATTCATTAAGGTGACAAAGACTAAAGTGCTTGCTGCTTATGGGCAAGTCATTGATGTTTTGTTTACCGGCAACAAGTTTCCCCTGAGCGTTGATCCCACAGTGCTGCCTGATGGCGTGGCTGATTCTGTTAGCTTTGACGCTAAAGATCAAGCTAAGCCAGCAGAGATTCCCTATGGCCCAGAAGCATCTGCAAACATTCCTAAGGGATTCACCCTAGACAACATCGAAGATATGTTGGGTGGTTTGAAAGATGATCTAAAAGATATCAAGGGATTGAAGATGGGGCCGGGTAAGACTCCCACCTCAGCCACCTTTGAACCTGCAATGGTTGCAGCTAAGAAGATGGAGAAGAAGATCCACGATCAGTTGGATGAGAGCGGAGCTAGTAAACATCTACGCTCTACAGCTTTTGAGATGGCTCTGTTTGGAACAGGTGTCATGAAAGGCCCGTTTGCTACCAACAAAGAATATCCTAAGTGGAATGATGATGGTACATACAGTCCCCTAATCAAAACTGTACCAGAAGCTTCACATGTTTCCATCTGGGATTTCTATTGGGATCCTGATGCCAACAACACAGAGGATTGCCAGTTTGTAATTGAGCGCCACAAGATGAGCCGCACCCAATTGCGTAAACTAAAGACTCGTCCTTACTTCCGCAAGAATGTAATTGATCAGCTTATCCTCGAAGGAGAAGGCTATGTCAAGAAGTATTGGGAAGACGATCTCAAAGACTACGCCAACAATTCAGCTATTGATCGCTTTGAAGTGTTGGAGTATTGGGGCAATGTAGATATTAGCTTGCTCAAAGAAAACGAAGTTGAAGTACCTGCTGAGTTTGAAGACGTAGGAGAACTGCAAGCAAACATCTGGTGGTGCAATGACAAGATCTTGCGCTGTGTCTTGAATCCATTCAAGCCTTCCAAGATTCCCTACTATGCTGTCCCTTACGAACTCAATCCCTACTCCCTTGCTGGTGTTGGCATTGGTGAGAACATGGATGATACACAGACGCTAATGAACGGCTTTATGCGTATGGCTGTTGACAATGCTGTGTTGTCTGGTAACTTGGTGTTTGAGATTGATGAGACTAACCTAGTCCCCGGACAAGACTTGTCAGTGTACCCCGGCAAAGTGTTTCGCAGACAAGGTGGAGCACCGGGTCAGTCTTTGTTTGGAACTAAGTTTCCTAACGTGTCTCAAGAGAACCTACAGCTATTTGATAAGGCCCGTCAGCTTGCTGATGAATCCACTGGACTATCTTCCTTCTCACATGGACAGCCAGGTGTCTCTGGTGTAGGACGCACTGCCTCTGGCATCAGTATGTTGGTGAATGCTGCTGCTGGCTCCATCAAGACTGTCATTAAGAATGTTGATGACTATCTGCTTGGGCCGCTGGGTAAAGCTTTCTACAGTTTCAATATGCAGTTTGATTTTGATCCCACCATCAAGGGTGATCTTGAGGTGAGCGCAAGAGGAACCGAAAGCTTAATGGCTAATGAGGTTAGAAGCCAGCGCTTGATGCAGTTCTTGCAGGTTGCCAGCCAGCCCTCACTCATGCCGTTTGCTAAGTTCCCCTACATCATTCGTGAGATTGCTAAGGCAATGGATCTTGATCCTGATAAGGTTACTAACAACATGGATGAGGCTTTGCGTCAAGCAGCGCTTCTACAACAGAATCAACCCCCTGCACCTGCTGCGCCACCTGCTGGCGTTCCTGAGCAAGGTGTTGCTGGCCCACCGGGAGTACAAGACATGACAGGCGGTGGTGGTGGAAATATCGGAGTAGGTGCTGCACCTGCACCGGGTGAACAAGGATTTGCTGGCAATGCACAACAAGCACTACCTCCCCAAGCTTAAAGGCTTAGTAGGCTCCACCTCTCAATGGGGAGCTTTTGTTGATATGCTTGATTACAACATTGAGCAACACCAGCGCAAGTTGGAACAAGCCATTGATTTGGCAGATGTGTTTAAAGCACAAGGAGCCATTGCGGCCCTTCGTCAGCTTAAGTATCTTAAGGATGAAATAGATGTACAACAATGAAATGCAAACCCTGATGGCAGAGGGTGGAATAAAAGACGAGGGTGGGACTAAAGATCCTGTCTCTGGTAATGATGTTCCTCCGGGTGCTCTTCAGTCTGAGGTAAGAGATGACATAGATGCTAAGATCAGCGAAGGTGAGTTTATTTTTTCTGCTGACGTTGTTCGCTACGTTGGTCTTAACAATCTGATGAAGCTTCGTGATGAAGCTAAGGCTGGCCTTGCCAAGATGGAAAGCATTGGACAGATGGGTAATGCATCTGAAGTTCCTGATGCTGAAGCTTTGCATGAGGATGACTTTGATAGTACCCTTGATGAAGTGATGACAGAGGTGGAGAAAGAACATTCCACTGGAGGAATGGTTGGGCATTATGCTGATGGCGGGTTAGCATCTACACCCGCTGCTACCACATATGTTGATCCAGCCAACGCAACTAAATATGCTAGAGCCCCTATAAAAGGTTTTGAAATGGTTAGGTTTGAAAGACCTGATGGAACTGCAATCTATATTCCTTATATTAATGGAAAGCCTCAGCTTGATGTTCCTGAGGGATATACGATGAAGACCGGCGTTGCTTCTTCTAAACCTGCTGACACTTCAGTTACAGGAGTAGCTACAGAGGGTAATGTAAAAACTGGTGGTGGCCCCGGCCCTTCTGGTGGTGGCCCTACAGGCGGGGCAGACACAGGAAAGACTACCACTACTGATACTTCTTCAAGTTCCTTTAGCGGTAAGTCTCTTTTAGGGGATCTTGGCTTCGGTAGTATTTCTGTTAATCCTGATACAGGAGTAGCCTCTGCTGATAAAGCTTCTGTAATGAACGGTTTGTTTGGGGCGGTTGTTGGTACTGTTCTTGGAATAGGCCCAGTTTTTGGCTACAAGGCTGAGCAAACCTTAGAAGGTAAGATGGCTGAAGAAAAAGCAAAAGACTACAACATGAGGTTTTCTGATACTGCTCCAATCAATGGACTTGCAGACTCTTTGGGGAATACCCCGTTTGGCCCCGCTTCACGAACTGCCACCGAAGGAGAAACAGGCACTGGCGGTCAAGCCGCTGTTGCTGGTGCTGCTGCCGCTGCTTCTGCACAGAATGCTGGATACTCTGACGCTGCTCAAGCCGCTGCTGGTCAAGCCGCTGCTAATGCAGCCTTGTCAGGCGCTACACAGTCTGATGCAATTGCTGCTGGATTGGCAGCAGCTAAGGCTCAAGATGACAAAGATAAAGCACAATCAGTAACAGCCACAAGAAGCATGGATGTAGGTGTTGGTAAAACTTCTGGTAGTGGCTCACTGTCTAGTGCAGATGGTAAAACAGGTTCTGTCACTGTTGGTAGCATGAGTTTTGGTGGAAGAGATACCGGCGGTGGTAGTGGATTTGGTGGCGATGGTGGCCCCGGTAGTCCGGGCCGTGGTGGCGGCATTGGTGGTGGCGGCGCTGGTGGTGAAGGTGGCCCCGGCGGCTTTGCCAAAGGTGGCTTAGTATCCAAACCCCATAAGAAATCTACAAATAAAAAAGCTGGGCTTGCTTCCCGTTAGTATATAATATCTACTCCAGTGGTGGGCTGGAAGATAGTAAATAATTACCCATCATTATTGGCTTACCTGACTCCCCAACTTCGTTGGCTACAGCACAGCCCCAACTTTAAAGGTATATATGACAGATATGGTTATGGAAAAGCAAGAACAGAAAGTTTCTTTTGGAGCCCGTAATGCGAATGATGAGCGAATTAAGGAAGAAGAACAAGAGCTTGCAGAACTGCAAAAAAGAAATACTGAGGGTAAGCCAGAAGATAACAGCGAAGAGCCAACCAACGCTGAAGAGCGTAGCTTTAAAAAGCGTTATGGAGACTTGCGTAGACATACACAGCAGCTTGAAGGTCAATTCAAAAAGCAAATTGATGATCTCCAGCGCCAACTTCAGCAGTCAACTACCAAACAGATTGAGCTTCCTAAGAGTGAAGAAGAGTTGGCTGAGTGGGCTGCAACCTATCCTGATGTCGCTAGGATTGTTGAGACAATTGCAATCAAGAAAGCTAAGGAACAAACCCAAGCTCTCGATGCGAGATTCAAAGAGTTGGACGAACGTGAAAAACTAAGTGCTAGAGAACGGGCTGAAGTGGAACTACTACAGGCACATCCTGACTTTGACACCATCCGTAACAGTGATGAGTTCCATGAGTGGGCTGATGAGCAGCCTAAGTGGGTACAGAATGCTTTGTATGAGAATGACACCGATGCTCGTGCAGCTTCTCGTGCCATTGACCTATATAAGGCTGACAAGAAGATTAGCAAGGCTAAGCCCTCTAGTAATAAGGGTGCGGCTGAAAGTGTGAATACAAGATCTAGTCGGTCTAGTCCGACAGAAAATGAGGATTCTGGGACTTTTTATGAATCAGTTGTAGAGAAAATGACTTCGCATGAGTATGAGGCTAACCAAGAAGCCATTGCAAAAGCCATTCGATCTGGTAAATTTATTTATGATAAGAGTGGAAAAGCCCGATAAAGCTTGACACGGCCCCATTTTTAGTGCTATAACTTTGGCACGGCTGGATTTATCTGGCCTTGTCAAACTAGGTTTCAACGCTGTTTACAGCCCAAACCAAATAGTGCGACACGTAACGCAAACAAAGACACTGTCAGAACTACCTGTAGTTTATTGGCCTATATACCAAGGGAGGCATCCCAGAAGTATATACACCCAACCAAACCAGCCTCTGTGGTAATGTAAGCGTATTTAATTATATGCCCAATATCTATAGGAGGATACATCATGGCATTTCCAAAGGCAACGGGTTACGGCAATTTACCTAATGGTAATTTTTCGCCGGTAATCTATTCCAAGCAAGTACAACTTGCATTCCGTAAAGCATCGACTGTCGAGGCCATCACTAACAATGATTACTTCGGCGAAATCGCCAACATGGGCGACAGCGTTAAAATCATCAAAGAACCCGAAGTGTCGGTGCAGAGCTATGCTCGTGGCACACAGATTACTGCTCAGGATCTGAATGATGAGGACTTCACACTTGTTGTTGATCAAGCGAATTACTACGCTTTCAAGATTGATGACATTGAAGCCGCTCACTCGCATGTCAACTTCATGACGATGGCTTCTGATCGTGCAGCTTATCGCTTGCGTGACCAGTATGACCAAGACGTTCTAGGCTATCTGTCTGGTTTTGCACAATCCGCTAAGCACACCAAAGCCAGCACCGCACGTACCACTTATCCCGGTACTAAGGCTCTGACTGAGGCTGGCTCTGACGAACTGTTGACCACCATGAAACTGAAGAAGGGTGATTTCTCTAGCATTACCACTGGTTCTGCTGGCGATCATTCGATTCCGTTGGCTCTGCGTCTGCCCGGTGCAACCACTGTTGCCACTGCAACCGTTACCCCTCTGCAAGTGATTGCACGTATGGGTCGTTTGCTGGATCAACAGCTTGTTGATACCAATGGTCGCTGGCTGGTTGTTGACCCCGTCTTCATCG